TATAAATTAGTAGAATTAAAAAAACTAACAATCAAGACCAAATTAGTCAGCATTAAGGTTTGCCCTGAATGTTGGGATCCGGATCAGCCACAGTTACAACTTGGCTTGTATCCAGTAAATGATCCTCAAGCCGTTCGGGAGCCAAGACCTGATATTAGTTATTATGCATCTGGTCCAAGTGGATTGCAGACGCAGCAAGGTGGTGGTAACAGCCCTCAACAAGCTGGCTATCCAGAAGGCGGTAGTAGAGTTATACAGTGGGGATGGTATCCTGTAGGTGGTTCTAGCGGTTACGATAGAAAGCTTACACCCAATTATTTAGTAGGAAAAGGCAATATTAATTCAGTAACAATTACGACAACGTAGGAGTAAAAAATGGCAAAGATGGAAAAAGAATCAACAAAAGCAGATATGAAAATGGACAAAATGATCGCTGATAAAGAGATCAAAAAAGCCATGAAAGAACACGATGCTCAAGAGCATCCCGGCAAGCACACCAAGCTCAAGCTCAAAAAGGGCGGAATGGATGTTAAGAAAATGGCTAAGGGTGGTGTAACCCAGTCTAACCTACGCAGCATGGGTCGTAATATGGCTCGCGTTGCTAATCAAAAGTCTAGCTCAAGAGGTCGTTAATATGGCAACCGCAAAGAATGTAAAACCTACCAAAAAGGATAGCCCAGCCATTAAAACTGGCAAAGCTCCTTATGACCATCCAGCAAGTGATTATGCCCGTCCACATACTATGGCAGGCAAAATTATTGATGGCACTGAAGTAATGGAAATGGGCGATTATGCTACTGAAAAGTCTGCAAAAACCGCTAACATCAAAGATCCATTACCAGCAAGCGCAGTAAGCTGGGGTAAAGGCACAACCAAAGAAGACGGACAAGAAACTCGCGGTAATGGCGCAGCTACTAAAGGCCGTATTGCTCGTGGACCAATGGCGTAATAAATGAACTACGAAACGTTATATAACAATATTCAGACCTATGCCCAGACGTCAGAAACGACGTTTGTGGCTAACATTCCGTTCTTTGTTGAACAGGCTGAAACGCGTATATATAACTCAGTTCAAATTCCATCATTACGCAAAAATGTATTAGGCAATTTGACATCTGGAAACCAGTATTTAACTTTGCCGTTTGACTGGCTTTCCACATATTCTGTTGCCGTCATTGATAGCAGTGGAAATTACAATTATTTAATTAACAAAGATGTTAACTTCATCCGCGAAGCGTACCCTAACAACGGCTCAAGTTCTTGGACTTTACCTAAGTATTACGGTATTTTTGGCTCTGCTACTGCTAATATTAATGAATTAACCGCAATAGTTGGACCAACCCCTGACTCTTCTTATAGTGTGGAATTGCACTATTTCTACTATCCAGTCTCTATTGTTCAAGGCGTTGTTGCTACATTTAATGCTACATTTACTGCTGGTACCTTATATAGTCCCAGTTTATATCAAAATGTCCCATTAACCGGCGGTTCAGGATATGGCGCAACTGCTGATATTTTAGTCAATTCGTCTGGCAACATTGCCACATGCACCCTGCAAAATGGTGGTAGTTTCTATCAGGTTGGCGACTCATTAAGCGTGGCTACGGCAAATATTGGTGGAACTGGTTCCGGATTTTCTATTGCAGTTGCCACTGTTAATAATGCCCAAGGTCAAAGCTGGCTTGGAGATAACTACGATCCAGTCTTATTTTATGGTGCAATGCGCGAAGCTATGCTCTTCCAAAAACAAGAGCAGGATATTATTAAATATTACGAAGATAAATATCAAGAAGCTATAGCTGAATTGAAACGTCTTGGCGATGGCCTTGAGCGTGGCGATGCTTACCGTGATGGTCAAACTAAACTTATGGTTAAAACCTAATGCCTATCGTTCAAGGACAAACTACCCTATTTAAAGCCAATATTTTGTCAGGCTTGGAGAACTTTACTTTAACTTCCCCATATACCTACAAAATAGCCCTTTATAACGGCAATGCCAACCTCGATAATACCACCACAGCATATACCTCAACCAATGAGGTTGTAGGCCCCGGATATACGGCTGGTGGACAGGCTTTAACCATATCTAATCCCCCTACCCAAGATACAACCAATAATACGGCTTATATCTCATTTAACAATGTTTCTTGGTCTGGGAGCCTTTCCGCAAATGGTGCGCTAGTTTATAATAGCACCACTGGGGCGGCTTGCTTTATTTTGAACTTTGGTAGCACTATTACCAGCTCAAATACGTTTACCGTTACTTTCCCAACGGCAACATCAACCACTGCAGTACTGACAATTAGTTAAGGAGTTTTAAATGGAAAAATCGAATTATGGAGATATCAGTGCCGCTGCGGTAACTCGTGGTGCTGGCTCTGAGGAATTTTTGGGAGTTCAAGGTTTTTATGATGTCAAGTGCTATGACAGCAACGGCAATCTCAAGTGGGAAGATAAAGCTCCTAACTTAGTTACTGCAGTTGGTAAAGGCGCTTTGTTTGATTACTATTTTGGCGCAACCGGTACTGGTGGTGGCACATCATCTGGTGCTAACTATTTAGGATTAGTAGGTAGTGCCTCTGCTACTGCAAACTATTTTGCATCCGATACCATTTCTTCCCACACTGGTTGGCAAGAAGTTGGTGGGTCAAACAACCCAACATACACCGGAAATCGTCAAGCTCCTAACTGGTCCGCAGCCTCAAGTAACGGTTCTGCTTCACCAAGCAACATTGTATCCAAAGCTGCTGGTGCTTTGACATTTGCTATGACAAGTTCTGGTACTGTATTTGGTTGCTTTATTAACTCTGGCGCTTCAGCATCTGCTACCAAAGATACAACCGCTGGTATTTTGTATAGTGCTGGAACATTTACCGGTGGTTCAAAAATTGTAGCTAACGGTGACTCAATCGCTGTTACATATACAACTACTGCAACGTCTTAATTAGGAGCCTTTTATGGCTTTTGTTTTAGCCGATAGAGTTCAGCAGTCTGGAACAGCCAACACTACTGTTAGCTTTAGTCTAACGGGAACTCCTGTTGGCTTTCAAGCATTTTCTGTCATAGGAGATGGAAATGCTACGTACTATACTGCAAGTGATGGCACCAATTGGGAGGTTGGTGTTGGTACTTATACTTTATCAACAACTCTGTTGACTCGTAATACTATTTTGTCTTCTAGCAACTCTGGAAGCGCAGTTACTTTTCCGGGTACAGTAAACGTGTGGGTTGATTATCCTTCAGAAGCAGTACCACTTTCTTATTCAATTGTAGCGCAACAAAATTATGGAGGATTTCTATAAATGGCAGCCAACATTGCACCTATTTTTCCAGTAACACCTATTGTCGGTATTGCTACTTTAACTTCAGCAACGGCTATTACTTCTCGTGCTAATATCACAGGTACAACTGGTTTAGTTCAACTTACCACTACGTCAACTAATGGCACAAGAATTGACGCAATTACCATTCAGGCTAAAGGCACAACCGTAGCTAATATTATTGATGTTTGGATTTATAATGGCACAACTTCATTCTTATATGCTGAACTTGCTGTAACTGCTATCACCCCAAGCACAACAACTGTGGCATTTACTTCAACAACATCATTTAGTAACTTAGTATTGCCTCCAACATATCAGTTATATATCTCTGAACAGGTTGGAACTACTAGCGCAGACTTCAACGTAATCGCTTTTGGTGGACAATACTAATGACGTTTCCTAGTCAATCCTTTACGTATAACTCTCCATCCCCCATTCCGGCGGGATCGAACATGCTTTTTCAGCAAACTAATGCGCCTACAGGTTGGACTAAGGTAACATCATATACAAACCATGCGGTTCGTATTGTAAGCGGCAGTGCAGGAACTGGGGGTAGCGTTGCCTTCACAACTGCATTTGCCTCTCAATCGGTGTCCGGAACAAACTCTGGCGGAGCGGTTTCAGCAACATCAATTAGTACCGGTCAGTTAGCAAGCCATGCTCATACTTATACCTGTGTTCAACTATGTGGTGCCGGCGGATTTTTAGGAGGCGGCGGTAGTTATCAACAAGAAACTCTTTACCTTACTACATATTCTACAGGATGTAATGCTTCACACAGCCACGGATTTACACAGCCAACATTTAGTGGAACACCAATTAATTTAGCGGTTCAATATGTAGATACCATTATTGCAACTAAGAATTAAAAATGTCTTTCCCTAGCCAATCCTTTACATATAATTCCCCCTCGCCAATTGCCGCTGGATCGGCAATGTTGTTTGCACAAACCGCTGCTCCTACTGGTTGGACAAAAGTAACATCTTTTAATGACTATACGATTCGTGTTGTGGGCGGTTCAGCCTCTAATGGAGGTTCTGTTGCTTTTACAAATGCATTTAAATCACAATCGGTTAGTGGGACAAATTCAGGGGGTGCCGTAAGCGCAACAGCATTAAGCACAAGTCAACTAGCAAGTCATGCACATACCTATACTTGCGTACAGTTGTGCGGAGCCGGAGGCTTTTTGGCTGGTGGCGGTAGTTATCAGCAAAGAACATGCTACCTTAATACGTATTCTACCGGTTGCAACTCAGCACATAGTCATGGATTTACACAACCAACATTTAGCGGTACTGCAATTAACTTAGCAGTACAATATGTAGACCATATTATTGCAACTAAAAACTAAAGGGGAAAAAGTGAAAGTAGAAACCAAAATGAATTGCCCGCTCAATAAATTTGAGCCATGCAAACTATTTGATTGTGCTTGGTTTATTCAACTTCAAGGAACTAATCCAAATACTGGAAAACAGCTTGATGAATGGGGTTGTTCTGTAGCTTGGTTGCCCATGTTGCTTGTTGAGCATAGTCAAATGGAAAGACAGACTGGTGCTGCTGTGGAAAGTTTTAGAAATGAAATGGTAAAAGCTAATGAAGCTTCTCAAAAATTATTAAGAGAAACTGCAAAAATAAGTACAGTTTCAGTTAACGAACCAAGATTAATTGGAGAAAATGAATGAAATTAACTATTATTCCGATTGATGGAAAAGTTTGCAAAGATAATCAATGTTATTCAGCTTTAACATGGGATGGAACACCATCAGATGTTCATGCAATTCAGTGGCTTGATACTGCTGGTTCTATTGAATTTGTCAATGGATCACAACCAAACGAAGATATTACAGTTCTTCCTGACTGGACAAACAATGCACTCGCAGCGTGGCAGGTTGCCTATGATGCTGCACATCAACCACCGCCAGCACCAACTCCGCCTACTGCAGACCAAAACAAAATAACTGCTAGAAATTTGCTGTATCAAACCGATTGGGCAACCATTGCCGATGTTAGCGATGCAACAAAATCAAATCCGTATTTAAGTAATCCCGCTGATTATGTTGTTTATAGAAATCAAGTAAGACAATATGTAATTAATCCTGTAGCTGGTAATATTTCTTGGCCTACTATTCCAAAAGCAAATTGGGTAAACGTATAATGAATTTAACAATTATTGCTCAAGATAAGGCAGTCTATTTAGATGGCGGTGTGTTAACCGATCTTGATTTTTCGGATACAGGAATTTTAGAAAATGTTCATTCTTTGCAATGGAAAACAAACATTGGTTGGATTCAATTTTCCGATGGCTCAAATATTGAAGTAATTAATGTTTTACCGGATTGGGCAGAATCTTGTATTTCTGTATTTAATGAACAGTATGAAAAAAATAAGCTTGAAGCAGCGGCGCAAATAGAAATGCAACAAGCGCAGGCTGTTCAAAATCAACCAAAAACTCATGGAACAATGGTGATTTAAATGGTTATCAATAAAGAACCAACACATAGTTTTGAATACGATGCTGGATCCATTGCTGTTTGGCATGTTAATAAAGGTGAAGGCTTGCCTAAACATAATCATTTGTTCTCCCACGCCACAGTTTGTTGTGCTGGATCTTGCATAATTCGCAAAGAAAATCGGGAAGTAATTATTACTCCATCATCTCAACCAGTTAGTTTAGTTGCCAATGAATGGCACGAAATTGAAGCTTTGGAAGATGGAACTGTATTTT